ATTCCTTGTAGTATCAAAATATTGAAATAATCCTTTCAAGTTGTTTTCATAGTTTGCTATAGCATTATAAAACTTCAGCAACTTAACACAGTTTTCATAAAACTCAGAAGCAAGTCTTGGTCTTCCGGTATATTCTGCAACTATTCTATCTGTCCAGGTATCAAATATAAAAATAGATCCAAGAGAATTTGTATAAGTACCTTCATCAGAATCTATAGGGTCTATACCTGCTATATATCTCCAAAAAGGAATTGTTCCTGTTGAATTCAATTTCCCAGGCATCTCAAATATTTCTATAGCCCCATTTTTATCTAATTCATCTTTTAATGGATAATTTCTTAACACAGGATGTAATTCTTGCTTATCCCAGGCAATATCTCCACCAATAGTTGTTTTAAGATGACCAAGGTAATGTGCTCCAATAAATTTAGACATGTCTGGAATTATTTCTGCTAAGTAGTCTTTTAAATCTGCTACTGGAAATATGCTACCTTCTCTCCTCATAATAGCCTCTTGTGGCACTATGCACATTTCAGCCTTATGTTGTACAAGGGTATTTGAATCAGTAGAGTTATATTTTATATAAACTCTTCTTTGAATAATTTCAACCAGAGAACCAATTACGTCAGAATTTCCATCTTTGTCATACCTTCCCAATCTATTAAGATATGCAGGAAAGAAGAACGCACAGGTAGAAGAACCATTAACATTTTTATCATATACATTAGGTAGTTCAAGGATATTATAACCACCCGGATTATAAAACATTTCTTCAGCTCCTTTAAAATCAGCTCCTTCTGTACCACCAGTACCTCCACCTATCATTGTACCAAATGCAAAATTACCTTCTTCTACAGATTCACGAGCAACCATCCAGGACTTAAGAAGATTGGGGTGTTTTCCCCATTCATCCCAATATATTCTGGGCCCTCTTTTACCTCTGGCTTTATCTGGGTTCCCTTGTGTTGTAACTCCTATAACAGAATTTCGAGTACCTTGGGTAAGTCCTGAAGAATCGACATACCCCATTTCCCAGGTCATCGAATTAAGAGAATCCTTAGATTTTAATCTAGGCCAGGGAGTATTACTGGCACACCAGTCAACATTATCTTCAAACTTGTTAAGAATACCATCTTTTATAAGATATTCTTTTTCAGAGGCAATTGCAAATCCCTTTACGTCGCCCTTATTTACAGATGTATCCCCTAAAATTAAAAGTCTGGTTAAGTCAGAACCCGCTTTAAAAGAGAATCCCATACCTCTCTTTTTTAAGAGTCCTACATGCTTACCGGCTTCAGTTGCTTGTTGTATATAATGAAAATAAAAATAATCACCGTCATAAAAATCAGGAAAATCACGAATTCTTTCTGCCCTTCTTGATCCTACTTTTATAACACTTCTAAGTATTGGGGAATAATTAAGATAAAAATAATGAGGGCCAGTGATCCAGTCTCCATCTTCTTCTCTTACATATCCCTCACGACACCTTCTTGCCTCTTCTTTCCAAAATCTAAAATATTCTGAATTAGGAGAGTTATTTGGGAATAAGTTAGTATACTTCTTAAACTTTTGAAAATGTAAGGCAGCAGGTCTAAAGTAGTCTGTATTCTCTAAAATATGGGGTTCTGTTATGTTCACTTTTACCCTACCCAGATCATCCTTCTCAAGATCTTTTGAATATTTTCTATTCGGGCTTATAAGATGTCTTATAAAAGGAACAGTATCTATAAATTCAGTAAGTTCACTAACTACCTCTCTGTCAAGAGTTCCAAAATCAATTACAGACTGACAATTATTATACTCCATCTTCAAATACCGCTTTTACTTTACTACCCACTTTATCCTTCTTTGCCTGAACTTCCTTCTTAACCATGTCTTCTAATTTGGTAAGATTATCAAGAATACTTGCACTTCTTTCAACTACTCTTGCTAATTTATCAATGTCATACTTAGGTCTTCCTTTGTCATCGGTGGCCAGAAAATCTACCTCTCTGAAATATTCTCTCATTTTATCTATAACTACTTTAGAATCACGTAGTAGAAGTAATGGAGTAATTTCTTCGCTCCTTTTACGATAGAATTCTCTGGCTTCGATGACAAGTTTGTCTTCCTTCCAGGAAGGGGGAAGTGAAAGTGCGGGAATAACTTCCCTGCTTCTTTCTTCTTCATTTACTACATCAGAAAAATCGCTTTTATAGTCTTCCATAAAATAAACATACCCAAGTTCCGCCAATGCTTTTTCCTTGAGTTTAGTTTTATCACGATCCCAAAGAGACTTAAATGGGACTAATAAATACGCTTCTTCTGATATAACCAATTGATTGTTAACTAAATCAAACAATCTCATCTTTCTGCTTCTTTTTTAATTTCTTACGTAATCTTGCTTTATTCCAAGGGGGGCAATAAAATAATAAAAAATATGGAATTCTCATAGAAGGGTATTCATCTTTTTCTTTATTGCACCTATATTTCATAATAATAGCTTGCAAGTCAAATGGAGCTTTATATATTCTTTCTACATCAGCAACAGATATATTAAGATCCTTTGCAATACTATTAATCAAAGTCTTCACTTCTTTCTGCATCTTCCTCTATATCTTTAGGAAAAAGAAGTTCATCGTGCATTTCTTCCAGACAAACTGAACAGATATATACCCCCTGAAATAGATAAACTTCCTTTCCCTGTTGTTTACGTTCTAAAGATTCACAACGTACACAACTATTTTTCTTATTTGCCATTACTAACTAAGATGTTTTTACTGTTTTTATATACAGAGTGACGTTCTCTTGAAAGAGCACCACAACTTGTACAACGATAGTTCTTATACTTTCCTGTTGGTGTATAATAATAATATCCTGCAAAAACAAGATCGTGTCCACCACAATGAGGACAAACAGGAGAATCAGAATCTACAAATAAATTATAATTAGGATGTCCCTTAATAAAAGGTCTCATTATCAAATATACAGATTCAAGAACAAGAACGTCTTGTCTGTTATAATCTTCCATGTATTTTAAAGCATCTTCATCCCCTTGAAGACAAGCTGCCCAAAGATTAAAATCAGTATCTGCTTTTCCCTCCACACCAAAAGATCTTGCAAGAGCTTCTAGTTTATTACTTGAGAATCCAAACTCTTTTTGTGCAACTTTTTTAGTGTCGATTTGTTGATAAAAAGTTGTAGGTGGAAGACCATGAATAAGAAATCTTGCTTTAATTTTAGGAATATCAAATCTTTCTCCATTATGTGCTATTACTATATCAGCCTCATTTAAAACTTTCCAAATATTCTTAACTATTCTCGAATCGTTTTCTTCTCTTGCCTCTACTGGCGTTAGTCTGTTTGACATAATTTCATCTGAAAAAAGCCACTTGGCAGACCAGGTAAGCATAAACCAATCAGATATAATTTGATCTATAAAAATATTCTGTTTCCATAAACGCCAGACATATGCCTTTATTGGAGCAGTTTCAATATCGAGAATAAGAATTTTAGGAGCAGTATGAGCTATTGTTTTATTTTCTGGCACTTCCAGAGTATATGTTCCCCATCGAACAATTCTTTTAGCTTCTCTTATAACATCAGGAGTAGTATTAAGATAAGAGGCAAGTTTATTTGCCCCCATATCTAACATATATCTCTTGTTTTTAAACGTATCAACTATTTTCTGTAGTTCTATCATTTTTATATAATTTTATTTTAATCGTACTTGGATGTGAAACTTTAAGTTCATGTTCTATATAATAATCGGGGTTTCTACTACATAAGCTACAAAAAGCATTAAATTTTTTAATTAAATCGTATAAATCTTCCTCTTCAAGAGTAAATTCCTCTACAAAACTACTCATCTTCTGTAAAGATAAAAGTAAGGGTATTTGTCTTACCTAATATATATTTAGGTATAAGAGAGTCATCATTTATGATTTTCAAGGCTCTTAAACTACTCATAATATTGTATACACCAGTAGGTTTAATCTTCATTCTTCTTGCTATTTCTTGTTTAGTTTCATAATTAAAAATAAGAGTGTTCCTTTCTTTAAAGGGGATATTTCTATATTTATAATTTATAGCAAGCAAATTAGAATAAAGTTCCAATTCTTTTGGTCTTAGTTTATCAAAAGGAGGAATATTATTAAGTATAAGGAGAAGCTTAAAGAAATAATCATTATCGTTAACTTTTATGTTTATTTTCATGATCTTTCAGTTTGTTTTTACTAAGAGTCCAGAATAAAGAAAGTTGTATTTCTGTAAGTTCTGAAAGTAGTTCTCCTTCATTAAGCACAGATTCTACAACTTCAATAAAGTAAATATTATCGTCTATATATACTTTCTTTACACAACGTCCCAACTCATTATAGACTATTTCACCTGCTCGTATCTGATCTTCGGGCAATAGTTTAAGTGGATTACTATTCTTCTTATAATACTTCATTTTACTATATTTTTGCAAAGGTAAAAACTTTATTTGACATTTCCAAATTTTTTAGAATAAAAAAGGGATCTAAGAGATCCCTATTTCACGTTGCAACGATTTTTTTTCAATTGTTTGTTTTGGTATTGTAATTTTTAGAATACCTGCCTTATACTCAGCAGATATGTTTTCAAGGTCATATCCTCTCGTACCATCAAGCACTTCATATACATCTGTCTTATCTTTATTTTTCCTTATAGAAAGACGTATAATACCAGACTCTTCATACAACTTAAAGTCTTCTTTATCATATCCAGGGATCACAACCTTAAGTTCAAATCCATCTTTTGTATCTCTATGTTCACTCCACATAACAGTTTTGTGATCAAGATAATTAGGGAACATTGAATAAAATGCATCCCAGTCTATTTTCATAATGTCTCTGTACATAATTAAAATCCTATTTTACGGGTTTTTGTAATATCTTCTATTTCTGCAATATGATCAATTAATTTTAAATTATCACGAAATTTCCAGCCAAATAACCAGGCCTCTTCTCTTATATACTGATTTGCAAGATCTTTATCCAGATCAGTCCAACAGAGTCCTTGTGTAATTCTATTCCTGCGAAAAGGTTTTTTTGATAGAAACTCTTTGTTTATTCCATTTCTATAGTCATCAAACGACTTTAAATTATTAGCATTACTTTTATTGTTTACCATTTTCAGTGTTTTTTTCATGTTGTTTCTTAACGTAAGTATATCCCCTTTGACTATGATGGTTTACCAAACCCTTCTCAAAGTATTCTTTCCAGACTTCATGTGAAACCTTAGAAAGATGAATCATAGTACCAGTCTTCAAATAATGATCTACTTCTTTCTTAATAATCCTACTTACAATCCTGAAATCCTTAGCATCTAAAAGTCTTGGTCTATACCCCTTAAAAATATTTAATATATCTAAAGCATCCAACTCAACCTTTCTTCCTCCTCCAAGATCAAATACATGATGACCTGTTTCTTTAGTAAAATTCTCTAATACTCCCATTTCTTAATTTTTTAATTCACCTTTAGTTTTCTTTACAGGAAATTCAAAATCTTCCCTTGGAACTGCTATCTTAATACTCATTCTTGGTATAATAGCATACTTACTTTCTTTCCAATCAAAGGCCTCAGTAGTCCTGAAATCAAGCACTATATCTCCTTCTTTCAAATCTGTTACATCCGGAGATACCTTAACTATCTCTGCATAGTCTGTAATGTTATCCACCTTACCTCTATCAGGAGCTATGATATTTTTATTCTTAAGAATAATTTTAATCATAACCGATCCCTGAAACATTCTGACCTTCGTTACATCCTTTACTCTTTCCATTAAAACTTCGTTTTAAAAATTATTATTTTTTATTTTTCTCAAACCAGAGCAGGAATAAAACATTACACATTGCATGTGCTAAATGTGATAATCCTGACTCACTATCATTTAATTCTCCTTGTCTACTAGCAGATAAGTGCCTCATTAAAGCTGCAAAATATCTATCTTCTTCTACTCCCTGCCAATTATTAGGCCCATACTTGTTAGCTCCAAAGGTAAGTATCTTAACCACATCTTCTACACAATCTATAGGTAGTAGATCCCACCTTAATTTACCTGTATCAAATTTTAAGCCATCCATGAGTATGATAAATTATATTCTGCCATTATCTTATAAAAAACATCAGCATATGACAAGTTGACAGTATTCCAATTAGAAGGAACTAAAATTGCTCTTCCTCCTGCACTTTTAAAACTTTCTACATTTTTAGAAGAATCATCTATAAGAATATTTCCAGGAGCTGTTAATAGATATTTTTTATTACACATAATAATATCTACCTTCTCAAGATTCAAATATTTCTTTAACCAATTATATTTTTGAAGAACACAATCATTACTCCTGGAAGGAGCAGTAGTAATCGTCACATCTCCCATTGCTTTAAGATCATTATATAAATCTTTAAACCAGGGAATGGGTTGTAGATTAATCCAAAAATCATTAGTTGCATCAATGCTATTCCAGAATTGTTCCTCTGAAATACCATAATAATCATAGGTATTCCAACTACCAAACTTACTAGCATACTCTTCTAGAGTTATAGTTCTATTATAATCTCTATTTAATGCTTTTAAAGCTCCAGAAATAAAATCTACCAGAACTCCATCCATGTCAAGTAAAAACTGTACTTTTCTTTCTTCCATTATAAAATAATTAAATTCTTTGCAAAGATACAACCAAAATATAGAATGTGCAAATATTTCTTTAATTATTTTTAAAAAATTTTTACAATAAAAAACCCTGATATAGAGATACCAGGGTTTAGTGACTAAACTCGAAAACAAACTACAACTTTTTATCTAAATGTAACAAATTCTTTTTATTAGTCAACTCCAATATTTTAGTATTTCTTTCCCTTCTACTTTCTAATGGTCGTAAAGGAATAGTAGTAAGAAGATAAATTTCCCAATCAAGTTCATTTAAATATGATTGCTTTTTATATATTGACATATTAATAAACTTATTATATATTAACTATTTCCAAACAAAAGCCCCTAACTGCGATCCTTTTCAGTTAGAAAAACCCTCCTCGATACTTTCCTGGGCGGGGCTATGTTGTTGCTCTCAGGCCCGGTTTTACCTACCTACTAGGGGCCTTCCCAGTACTCAATTTCTCGGATTGAAAAACTATGTTGCAAATATAATACTTTACTTTTAAATAACCAAAAAAATCTTTTTCTGGTATAACTTAAACTATAATTTATTTATTCCAGATTAAAATCTTACCTTCGTCCCACCAGGACTTCGTTGCTTCAATACTCCAAACTTCCTTATCTTCTTCCAATAAACAATCATTTAAAGCCTTAATTAAATTATCTAAATCTGGCTTCTGCTTATGTGGTTCTCCTAAAAGACTCTTCTTTTTACTCTTAGACCAACTTTTAGGCATAGCTATTAAAAAATCTACTTTGTAATTGTCTTTTAATTTAAATTTATTCTTCTTACAAATTAAAGTAATAGCATCCTTAAAAGCAAAGTACCTTGTTACTATAGGACGTTTCTTCCATCTATCAGCCACTGTCATCCTTGGTTTAGGAACCGGATCTAATTTAATTTCTATCATCTATTTTAAGATAAATTAAAGCCACTATTATAATAACTATACCTATTATAATAACTATTGCTGCATCATTATTCATATTATTTTAGTTTTAAAAGATATATAAAAATCTACTCCTTCTTGTTTATTCTTATTAAGTACTATAACTATTTTATATCCATTTAATCCAATAACAATAGCTTTATCTTTACTTACATCAGAATATCTCTCTTCCTTCAAAGTTATACCTCCATTAACTTTAGATAAATTTTCAACTTCATTAAGAATCATGTCATAGCTTGTCTTATCCAACTCAATATATAATATATCTCCTTCAACAAGCTCTTTAGGAATCATATTAATGCAACGATCTATAGTCCCAAGTATATTCATATTATTATTTTTTGCAAAGTTATAGAGTATAATCGAGAATTCCAAATAATTTAACAATTATTTTTGACGGGGGTACATTTTATTAAATTGGTGATATCCCCCCACCTCTATATATAATTATCATTTTTAGATTAATTGTCGAGAGTGTTAATAGTAAATGGTAGTTTTTATGAGAAGTGTCGAGAGTGCTGACTATATCCAACA